GCGATCAAGGTCAGTCGTCGCACCCAACAGCTCGCTTTCCTGGTTGAGCTTGACGACAGCCTGGGTCCTGGCCTCGATGAACTTTTCGAGCTCGGTGGTGGTGGCTTGTTGGCGTTCGCGGAGTTGTTCGGCGGCTTGCTCTTGTTCGTCAATAAAACTGACCACTCCACTTGCGCCTTCAAGGTCGCGTAGTAGACCAGCGGTGATCTGAGGATTGGTGCCAAGTTGACGCCCTGGACCATGAAAGAAGTTCTGGCCTTGGGCGCGTAGAAAGTCGCCTGACATCATGTTGCCGTATTGGCTGATGCCCTTGAAATACAACCTGCTGTTAACGTCCTGCACTGACTGCGAAAGCAGCTGAGGATTCAACAGTTCAGCCTTTACCTGCTCAAATCGTGAGCGACCATACAGGTTGGGGTTGACAACCTGCGCACGACTGCGCCCAAAGTTGGGAGCATACTGCCCCGACTGGGTGACAACATCAACCAGATTGGACGGGAACTGCCCCGACCTGGACCGCGCCAGGATATTGGCAAACACATCAGTACGGCCACGGGGATCCGGACCGCCATACTCACCGATTGCCGTGTTGACCGCTGCTGCAATCTCCGCATCAGTAAGGCGGAGCAGCTCCTTCACGCCTTTGGCCGCCGCTGCGCCAGCCGTCCCGCCGCCGCCACTGGCAGCAGCAGCCCTCACCCGTGCCGCTTCCCGTTCGCCAGCCGCTGCAGCTTGGGCCTGCTGCTGTTGCTGCGACACGCTGCTAGGCGTAAACGTTCTTTCGCCTTGAAACTGCCTAAACAGCTGTTCTTCGCGCTGCCTGAAGAACTGCTGCCGCCCACGGAAATCAAACAACCCAAACGGTCTGGCGCTTGTGTCCCGTTCCGCCTGTTGCCGCGCCCTTAGTCGATCCTGAATTGCATTTTGAGCGGGTTGATCGCCACTGAATGCGCCAATCGTTTGATTGGCAGAACGCAATGCAGCTGCAACGGCATTGATAGCGGTTACGGTTGACGGCCCAAATACCCGAGCAAATGTTACGCCTAGGTTTTCAGACGCCACCCGTAGATCAATAAGCGCTTGACGACCAGTCTTAAACTGCTCATTTAGCTTGCCTAATTGGGTATCATTTAGCCGATTTAGTGCATTTAACACTATATCTGTCGTGATTTTGCCTTCTGCTCCCAGCTCTTTCAGCTCGCCAATCGTTACGCCCATTTCAGCGGCAATCGCTTGCGCAACCAGTGGTGCCTGTTCACGAATCGACCGCAGTTCTTCGCCCTGTAGCACGCCGGAAGAGAGTGCCTGCCTTAATTGAATTAACGCGGCACTGGTTTCTTGCGCTGTTGCACCGCTATTCCTGGTTGCAGCAGAAAATCCAATAAATGCCTTTTCAATCTCTTCTAGTGTTACGCCAGTTGGCCTAAGTGACGCATACAAGCTTGCGAAACTATCCTGGGCCTCAATGTTGCTAATTCTTAGTGTGCTTGCAATTCGCGCAGCCGCCGCCTGTGCTTCGTTGTACTCTCCAAACTCGCCTGTTAGCGCCTTTAGCCTCACTTGAGCGCTTTCGGCATTCAGGCCAACCTGAAAAGCGCCCGCTGCAACCATTCCCGTTTGCGCACTGATTGCCCCAGCAATGCCGCCCGCAGCGCCTGCCAGCAGTGCATTGCGTGCAGACAGTCCATTGCCCGATTTGGCAGTGCTATCGAGGCTCCTAAGCCTCCCCTCCAGCCGCTGAATCTCAGCCCCGTACTTCTGAAACTCCCGGCCGCCGATCCGGGCCTGTTCCTGCAGCCCGCGCAAGGCCGCCATGCTGGTTCTGATCCCGGCAATCGTGCCGTCATTGGCGCGGGCGAGCTGCAGCGTTGCGGTGCGCAGTGCTGTTTTTTCCCGCTTGGTTACCTGCGCGGCCTGGCCCAGATCCTGCAGCGACCGCTTCACCCGGTCGATATTCCCGCCGCCCTTCACCTCGGCCGACAGCCGGATGGCGGTATCCAGGCTCATCCGGGCCATGTGTTATCCGATCACCAGTCCTAGGGTCAGGCTATGGATCTCGCCGCCCCCAGATACTCCCGCTCGATCAGCCGCAGATCCTCCAGCAGCCACACCCGGTCACGGCGCTTCACGCCCTCATCGCGGGCGCACTGGATGAACACCCCGTAGTCGAGGCCCACAGGGCCATTCATTCCCACCCGCCACTGGGTCTGCAGCCTCAGGAACCACGCCAGCGCTTCGCAGTTCTCCGGCAGGATCCCGAACGTCTCGGGCCGCTGCTCTGCCTCGGGCACCTCCAGGCCGAACACGGCAGCAGCAGCGGCCGCATCCTTGCCGTCGTCAGCCTCACCTTTCGCGGCGCCAGCGAGGAACAGCGCCGCGTCTACGAGTTTTTTGCGCGGAAGCCTCCTTGCTTGGCGGCGGACTTCTCGGACGGCTTGCCCTGGCTTTCGGCCCAGGCGTTGAAGATCGCGGACGCGGCGCCTTGGATCTGCATCATCCTGGCCTTGTTGGCCTCAGTGAACGGAATAGGGTCACCGTCGTCGTCCACCACGGCGAGCTTGCCTTCCTCGTCCCATCCGCAGAGCACCTCAGACGCCAGGTCTTGATAGCTGCAGGGCAGGGGCTCAACAATGGGCTCTAGATCGATGCTGCTGCGGTAGGACTTGAGCGCCTCATATCGCCTGACCGTGGCGAGAATCAGGGCATTGTGCCGTTCATTCAGCTCATCACACTCATCCTGATCAAGAACCCGGAAATGAGCCACGAAGGCGAACGTCTCTTTTGACCCACCTCTAGGCAGGTCAACACTTACCGGCCACTCGATGTGGTCCGGCTGGTACAGATGGAACATGGCGAATCAGAAGAAAACGAGGCGGGTTTCGTCGTTGCCGGCTGCGGACTTAGGCAGCGCGGTGAATGGGATCTGCAGCATGCTGATTCCGTCAGAATCAGAGAACGAGAGGTCGCCGCTGATCGCTGCCTTGGGACAGAAGAAAATGGAGCTTTCGTTGGCCGTCGTGCCCTGCTGCACAACGAACGGGCCATCGCTGGCGCCGCTGTTGTCGGCTGCAGCGGTGAAGAAGTTTTTCGTCGCCACAGGCGGGTTTTCGATCGTGATCGTCCCGTTCGGATTGGGGCGATCGGTGATGCGGGCGTGAGGCTCGCAGCCGATCAGCGAGCGGAACGAGTTGGCCAGGCCCCAGTCAAACGTGAAGCCCTCAGAGCAGGGGTTGAAGCCCTGGAACCGCAGCGCCCTGGTGTGGCGCGGGGTGATGGGCACCGGCTCGGCTTGGTTGCTGTAGCTGAATGCCTCGGACGCCTTGGCGGTCGGGGTGGTGTAACGGCCGATGCCGGTGATGGTGAATGTGCCGTAGCTGTTCAGCGGCGCATTCAGCGCCGGGTTGCCGCGGAATCCATCGATCCGGTGAACGTTGGTGCCATCCTTCACCGCCACGATGGTGCAGCTGCTGCCGTTGCCAAACGTGCTGATCGGCTGCAGCAGGGACAGCGCGGGGATCTTGTAGCCCACTGCGCCGCCGGTGAACGATGCGGTGGAAGGAACCACCGTCACCTGCCTGGTGGCGCCGTCGTGCGCCACGATCACGCCTTTGTGACCCGTGTTGGCGCCGCTGGTGATCTCGATTGGCAGCCCCAGGTAAGCGTCGCTTGCGGGGTTGCTGCCGCTCAGGTCCGCCAGGGTGAGGGTGTTGGCGCCGCCTGCGGTGGCCGTACCGGTCAGTTCGGCGAATGCCGAGACGTTCATCCCGGCTGCCTGCAGCAGTGGCGTAAACCGGGGGGCGGTGGCTGCAACGCCAGAGCCGCCCCACTCGAATGTCACTGTGACGGCGACGTGCTCATTGGTCAGCGGCTGGCGGTCGGCACCGAGGAACCCTTTGATCAGGTTCCGCTCGACTCGGGTGCCGGTGATCGGGTTCACCTCCAGCGACACGATCTTCACCGCGTCGGTGTTGGCGATCGGACTGGCCAGGGTGCCGTAGCTGGTCTCGGCTTTCACCAGCGCAAACGAATTACGAATCAGGAGTGCGGTCATCAGTCCTTGGCCTT